AGGAAGAATACAACATGGCGGAATTCAACGATGAACTGGTTAATTGGAAACCAGAGATGATGTTAGAAGTAATATTGGCAGAACCAGATGACTTTTTAAAAATACGTGAAACATTAACACGTATTGGCGTAGCTTCTAAAAAGGATGCTAAACTATATCAATCTTGCCACATACTTCATAAACAAGGAAGATATTTTATAACACATTTTAAAGAACTATTCTTGTTAGACGGAAAACCTTCTAACCTAACAGAAAATGATCTTAGACGTAGGAACACAATTGTTAAATTAATGGATGATTGGGGACTACTTGAAACAGTTTCACCAGTAGGTGAAGTTGCAGCTTTAAACCAAATTAAAATAATATCCCATAAAGATAAAGCTGATTGGGAATTATGTCCAAAATATAATATAGGAATTAAATGAAACCTGTATAAATAAACTTGTAGGATGCCGTAAGGGCCTACAATTAACCGTAGTCATGGTGACTACATTTTTATAACCTTGCTATTTAATAGGAGGACAATTATGTCAAACTTAGCATTTAGAAACTTTCCGAGGGATACCTTCCTTGGATTCGAATCACTTTTTAATACATTAGAATCTATGCCAGCGCAAAATATGGAAGCTGCTCGTGGTTCTGGGTATCCACCTTATAATGTTATTAAACGTGATGATGGTCATTTTTTAATTGAAATCGCCGTTGCAGGTTTTTCAAAAGAGGATATAGATTTAACTCTTGAAAAACAAGTCTTAACAATTTCCGGTAAGAAACATACTGGAGCAGATACAAGGGAATACTCACATCGTGGTATTTCAACAAGAGCGTTTGAGCGTTCATTCACTTTAAGCGACACCTTAAAAGTTATTGGTGCCGATATTGTAGATGGAATGCTTGTGGTTATTTTGGAGAACGATATTCCAGAAGCGGACAAGCCTCAAACTATCAATTTAGGTGACTTGCCTAAGCACGCTAAAAAGCTGTTGCTAGGCTAAATACTAAGGAGCACTATGGCATATTCAGATCAAGTTTTAGACCACTACAATAATCCACGCAATGTGGGTAAAATGAATATTGGCGATAAGACTGTAGGCACTGGTATGGTTGGTGCTCCTGCTTGTGGCGACGTTATGAAGCTACAAATTAAAGTTGTAAATGACATTATTGAAGATGCAAAATTTAAAGCATACGGATGTGGTAGCGCAATTGCTAGTTCTAGTATGGTTACAGAATTGATTAAAGGTATGTCATTAGATGAGGCAAGTGAACTTAAAAATACGCAAATCGTAGAAGCTCTTAGTTTGCCTCCAGTTAAGATACACTGCTCAGTCTTAGCTGAAGATTCAATTAAAGCGGCAGTCAAAGATTATAGGAATAAAAATGAATGAAATTAGATTAGTACGTCTTACGACGGGTGAAGAATTATTATGCGAAGTACACGACAATAATGAATATAGGGTAACAGTTAAAGACCCAGTTTTATTAATACCAAACGATAAAAAAATTGGATTTATGCCTTATATGCCTTATACAGAAATTGGTATATTCGGACTTGAAATTAAACAAGAACATGTTATGTTTAATGTTCAACCAACTGACGAAATGATAGATAGTTATAATAAAATGACTTATAGAATTCAAGGAATTGAAAAACCAGAAATTGTAACATAAGCTGTTTACTTTAACCGTAAACTATGGTATAATATAACCTATGCCAAACCAACAAACGTTTTATACACACGCCTTCCGTCATGGTAAGGTAATCAAATATACAGGCTATGAGAATGGTAATAAAGTTTCATACACTATTCCATTCCGCCCGTCACTTTACGTAACAACCAAGAAAGCTTCTAAATGGAATGCTTTAGATGGCACCCCAGTAGAACCTATACACTTTGGTAGTATGAGTGAAGCTACAGAATTTATGAAGCAATATAAAGATGTTCCTAATTTTGACATATATGGAAATACTAATTATGTTGCTCAATACATTAATGAAGAATTTCCTGGCAATATTGAATGGGATCGTAGTCTTATTAATGTTACCTCACTTGATATTGAAACAAAGTTTGGTGAAGGTTTTCCTGATCCAGCTATTGCCGATCAGGAAGTAACAGCCATCACAACGAAAAACAATATAGATGATGTTTATTATACATTTGGCTGCGGCGATTATGATAAAGAAAAATCTATAATGCAAACGCATGAAGTTCGTTATATCAAATGTGGAAACGAAAGAGAACTACTTCATAAGTTTTTATATCACATGGCAAAAACATCTCCTGATGTTCTTACAGGTTGGAATATAGAATTTTTTGATATACCATATCTTGTAAATCGTATAGCAAAAGTGAATGGTGGGAATAAAGAGAAAATGTTATCCCCTTGGCGAATGATTGACAAACGTGAGGTACAACAACCATTTAGTACTAATACGCGTGTTAAATATGACATAAAAGGTATTACATGTCTTGATTATCTTGCAATATTTAAAAAGTTTGCATTTACTTATGGTCCACAAGAATCATATAAACTTGACAATATCGCTAATGTAGTTCTTGGTGAGAAGAAGCTTGACTTTGGTGAGGCCTCAGACTTAAATGAATTACATGACAATGATTATCAAAAATTTATTGATTATAACATTAAAGATGTAGAGTTGATTGATAGAATGGAAGATAAGCTTGGTTTAATTACCTTATGTTTAACTATGGCTTATAAAGGTGGAGTTAACTATGATTCAGTTCTAGGGACCGTGGCGATATGGGATTCATTAATCTATAGGGATTTACATTCGCGAAATATAACAATACCACAAAACGAAGAATCAACTAAAGGCGCATATCCTGGTGGTTATGTTAAAGAACCACAAGTAGGTATGCATGATTGGGTATGTTCATTCGACTTGAACTCTCTATATCCATCAATTATTATGCAATATAATATGTCACCTGAAACTATATTACTTGACGATGAATTAGGTGTTAATGTTGAATCTGTACTTGATGGTAAAGTTAAAAATACTCATCCAAATACAGCTTTAGCAGTTAATGGTACTCGATTTGATACAACTAAACCAGGTGTTCTTCCTCAAATTATTCAAGAAATTTATAATGAACGTGTTCAACATAAACAAAAACAATTAAAGGCTGAACAAGAATTAGAATTAATTGCTAATAAGTCAGAACAATATAGTTTAGAAAAACGAATAGCCATTGCTAAAAATCAGCAGTTAGCTCTTAAGATTCTTCTTAATAGTTTATATGGAGCGATGGGTAATAAATGGTTCAGATATTTTGATATGAGAATTGCTGAAGGTATTACACTTACTGGCCAAGCAACTATCAAATGGGCTGAACAACATTTAAACAATTATCTTAATGAGACATTGGAAACTGATAAAGATTATGTAGTTGCCATTGATACTGATTCAGTATATGTGTGTCTTGATGAATTCGTTAAGCGTTATAATCCAAAAAATCCTATTAACTTTTTAGATAAATTATGTTCTACTGCGTTAGAAGATGCTCTCACCAAATGTTACGATGAATTATATAATACCCTTGGTGGTATAGAAAATAAGATGGTAATGGGTAGGGAAGTTATTGCTGATCGTGGTATATGGACAGCAAAGAAAAGATACATATTAAACGTGCATGACAATGAGGGAGTTCGTTATACAAATCCTCATTTAAAAATTATGGGTATTGAAGCTATTAAATCAAGTACTCCTGCGATATGTAGGCAAGCATTAAAAGATATGTTTAAAAGAATTATTGAGACTGATGAAGAAACAGTTCAATCTGATATACAAAACTTTAAGAATGTATTCTCTAAAGCGTCAGCTGAAGAAGTTGCATTCCCTCGTTCTGTACAGAATATTAAAAAATGGAATGATAAAGAAACCATATATAAAAAAGGTACACCTATTCATGTCCGTGGTGCATTAATGCATAATCATTTAATTGATGACAAAAAGTTACATAAAAAAGTAGAAAAGATACATGGTGGCGATAAAGTAAAATTTACTTATTTACGACAGCCAAATCCAAGTAAAGAAAATGTTATTGCATTTATTGATTATTTACCACGTCAGTTTAAACTTGAAGACCACATTGATTATAATCTTCAATTTGAAAAGACATTTTTAAGTGCAATTGAACCAGTTTTAACAGCAGTTGGTTGGAAAAGTGAAAGGAGTATTACATTAGAATCTTTTTTCAATTAACGTATGTACTTTCACACAAAGTGTGATATAATATAATATAAATGGAGAAAAAATGAGTACAAATTGGGTAAGTGATATTAATCTTATGCACCAGAAATATGGTGTACATGAATGGATTAAAAAAGCAACACCATTTCAATTAAAAAAATATATAGAATTCCGATTAAAATTTATTAAAGAGGAATATGATGAAACGCGTGAAGCACTTATTATGGAAGATTCAGAAGAGATTGTTGATGGTCTTATTGATTTGTGTGTTGTTGCTATTGGTACGTTAGATGCAATGGGTATTAATTCAATTAATGCATGGAATACAGTATTAGAAGCAAATATGGCTAAGGAAGTTGGTGTAAAAGAATCACGTCCAAATCCATTAGGCATACCAGATTTAATTAAGCCCGAAGGTTGGACAGCACCAAGTCATGAAGGTAATCATGGTAAAATACCAACAGCATTTGAACCAGATATTGATGAAGCATTAGAAAAAATAATTTCAGAAGATATAAAAGAAAGAATGTTAATATCTAACAAAGCTAGAACAGATATATTAGCTATTCATCCAGAGATTAATTCTCAATGGACACCAAATGCAAAAGAATTATTAGAAAAGGAGAAAAAATAATGGAAGAATTATATAGAGAATTTGAACAACTGGCTGCAAAAAATGAACCCCTACAATGCGCAGGAATCATGATGGCACAAGCTCTTAAAATTTATAAGGCAGCATTGTCTGAAGATGAATTTAAAATGATTACATCGAAAATACTAGAAAGTAGAGATGATATTCAAATGCCTGATAAACCAACATTAAATTAAAATGGCAGCACTAAAAAAAGCAATACAAAAATCCCAGATAGATTATCGTAGATGGTTATTGATTTATAAAGCCAAAGAGTTAGATAAGCTAACACTGGAAGAGCATACTAAGTTTAGTAAACTTTATGCTGGTTGGAAAGTAGGTAATATCGAAAAAGTATGAA